AAGAATAGTCTTTAAAGTCATCCATTTTCCATAAATTAATATGAGAAATTTCAAATCCTACATTTGTTTCAACATCAATTGCTAAATTTTCTCCATTATTAATTATAGAAAAATTATTTATTATTATAGCCATATTCCAGTATATTTAAAATTAGTATTATTTTTTAATTGTCCATTAAGTTTTTTTTGTAATGTTTTAACTTTAACATTTAAAATTATTGAAAGTTCTAATACTGAATTATAAATTTCATTAGTTTTAGTATTTATTATTTGTTTACTTTTATAAATACCTCTATTTATTTTTTGTTCTTTTGTTTGAATAGTTCCTAATTTTTTATTTCGTAATTTTTGAACATGTTCTTTTGTAAAAGTTCTACCTGACATTGCAAGTTTTCTTTTTATATTTGATTCTTCTGACATTATTAAACCATAAGTACCATCACCACCATTTGTCATATTTATTAAAAAACCTGTTCCTAAATCTTTACGACCATAATGTGAAATTAATATTTTTTCTAATTCACAAGCATCATTCCAATTTAAATCAGATTTTAATATTTGAACTTCATACTCACAATTTTTTATATAATTTTTCCAATATTTACTTCTATTACATTTTGAATAAGCTCTAGATTTTTCTTTACCTATTCCCACATAAAAAACTTGACCATTTGGTTTTAAATGTTGATACACTATTGCCATTTATTTTTTGATATAAAAAAAGAGGAAAAGGAAAAATCCTCGTCCTCTTTTGGGTTAATTTTATTTTAATATTATACTACAGCTAAGTTAGCAGGAACTACTGCATTTGTACCAACAGCTGTTCTAATACTTGTTAGAATAGTGTTTGTAGCAGCATTATTTGCTAATGTATCTGTACCTTTATTAACTGCAATAGTTAATACTTTATATTGTCTTTCAACAGATGTTTCTTTACGTGGATTAAAATAAATCACGTTAATAACATTATATACTCCATTACGATCTGTATAATATGGAGTATTAAAATCTACAGGATAACCAGTAGTTCTATAAACTTCATATTTATTTCCTTTAACAAACCATTCATAGTTAGCTATTTGTTTAGCAGTACCTGAACCAATAGATGGAACAACAGTCACACTAGATGTAAGCAAATTTAAGTTTTGTTGTGGTTGTGCTAAGTCTTGATAAGTTTGATATGTTTTTGGAGTAACATCAAACTCAATCATTCTACCATTAATTTTACCAGGATTGTAATTTTGAACTTTACCTGCAATTGTAAAACCAACTGGTCCTGCAGTAGTAGCAGTTACAAATTCAAAATCTCCTCTACGAATAAGATTTTTACGTAATGAGTTTAAAACTCCATCTCTAATGATTACATCTGTAATACCTGCAACACTTGAACCTGTTGCATAATAACCTGTAATAATTGCAAAGTTTTCAGTTGATAATGAGCCACTTTCATTATATAATCTAATACTTACTGCATAAGTAGTATTAGGTAATACATTTCCTGTAAATCCAACAACAGCTACTGTTTTTTGAACTTCTGGAGCGTATGCTTTTAATGTTACTTTATCAACATATTTTGGATCGATAACATCTGAAAATTCATAGTTTAATCCTTTTCCAGCATCACCTGCTGTTTTTTGAAGTAATTTAAATGGTACATTTGCTGCAACTGCAACTCCACTATCACTTAATACTTTTAGCGACTTGTCAGCAGCTGTAGCAATAAATGTTTGAATAGTTGCTTCACTAGCAGCAGTGTTACCTATAATTAATTCACCTACCTGATTTGGTCCGTACATAATTTATTTTAATTTTAATTTTTAATTTATTCATTTCTATTATCTAACAGAATTTTTGATTCTAAGTTAGATGGTTTATAATCTCTTAGTGCTAATTCAACAGCTCTATCTAATATTTCACGATGTATTTCTTGATCTAATTCACATTGAGTTAAAGTAGAAATACCATCTATGGTTAAACCTTCCCCAGGGAAAGTAGTTGCTAAATTTGATACAATGATTGGTTTAGGATATTTTATATATCTCATTTTATACTCTTCAATTTCATAAGGAGTAATTAATTCAACCACTTTATCAACACCTATTTTAGAAATATCTAATCTCCATACTTTAGAATCATTTGGTCTTTTGAATGGATTATCATACTGAACATTAAATTCATCGTATGTTTTAGGTATTACATTTAATTTGCTAGAATTATTACAACTTCCAACTTTACTTTTTACAGCCTCATATATAATTAAAAATACTTCGTCTGGAATTTTATAAAATTTAGAATCATTTGTCAATCCTAATTCTGTAGTTATTACAGTATCGGTTTCAAAATCTTTAATTAATTCTTTTAAATCAATCCGTCTTTTTTCAGAATTTTCAAAACCTTTCTGTTTTTTATTACTAGCAGGATCATAATAATTTTTAACTATTTCTAATTGTGCTTTAGTAAGATATACAGATAATTCATAATCATCTATATTAGGAGCACTCTGTGTTGCTATTGAATCATAGAGGATCTGAAATTCATTTCTAAATTCTTGTACGGTCATTTATATTATTTTAGTTTTAAAAGTTTAGCTTCAATAATATCCCTTACATCTTGATGTTTAGGATTATCTAAATAAGCAATTGTATTTTCAAAAGTTGGAATTTGACTGTTTTCACATAAATCTAAACCATCAACAGTAGAATACTTATTACCTTTTTTAAGGATAACACCTTTATCTTCTGCATTCTTAACTAATAATTTAGTTTCAATTTGTTTATCTTTAATTAATTCAACAAATGCTTTTGGTTTACTATCAATGAATTCTTCAACTTTACCTTGTATCCAGTTTAATGGAGTATCAGGTGAAATTGCTTGGTTACTTAAAAGTTTTAATATACCTAACAATTTATCTCTATCATCTTCAATTTTACCATACAGTTTAAAAGCTTCTTTTTTATCATCAAATTTAACTTTTTTATCATTAAATTCTTCATCACCTTTTACAATAACAAAATCATAACTTTGTTTCTGAGTTCTTTCATTCCAATTTAAACAAATATCATCTTTTAAACATGATAATATTTTATATGAAATGTAATCTAAAGGATTACTAAGATCCAATTTATTATCATCTTTAAATAAAGAAACTTGATGTTCTTTCCAAAAGTCTTCATAAATTGAAAGTTTTAAACCTGTTGCATTTTCAAGATAATCTTTTTCATCTTTAGTTAATACATTTGCTAAACCACCATTTCTTAAACGAGGCGTTGAATATTTCTTAACAGAACCACTTAACATTCCCCCTGCAATAACGTGATCTTCACCAATGTGACCACCCGAAGCCATTCCTTTTTTTCTTTTAATATATTTTACAATTACTGTTTCATTTGGTAATGTAAATTTATTTTCTAATACTTCTCCCATTGTATTTTATTCTTCTTATTAGTTTATAAAAATAAAGGTTGTTGTGGCACAACCTTTAAAAGCCTTAATATAATTAATCTAACAATGCTGGTTTGAAAGTTAGTGTTCTAGAAGGATCTTTAACCATCGCTCCTGTACCACACATAGCTGTCATAGTAGCACTATCTTCCATTAATTGCATGATTCCACCTCTACGTCCAGAAAATGGATCTCTAATACCTGCCATATAACCTCTCAATTCATCATCGCCTTTAACTTTGATTTTTTGGATGTTAGGCTCTTCCATTGAACCAATGTAAAGAATATCATATCTGTAAGATTCAGCAACTCCACCATCTGGATGTAAAATTTTATTACGAACTTTATCATCATAAGCTGGATCTACCTCTAACATAATATGAATGTTATTGGGTGCTAACCATTCAGTGAATTGGAATCCACCTTTAAATGCATTTTCATGGAATTTAGATTGTACTTTATTGATTGCATTTTGATTGGTATTATCAAATAATGATTTCCAACCAGAAGCAGCAGCAGTAGCAGCTCTATTAAATTGAGCAGCTCCTCTTTCACCTGTACGTAACATAAATTTACGTTCAGAGAAATCTAATTTACCTTCTGATAATTCTGAAAGAGCATCTTCAAGTAAACGCATTGAGAAGAAGTTATACGTAATTGTATTTGAAACTTCCATTTGTTCTCTAATACCAGAACCTGCTTTAATTTTGATACCTGATGCACCAACGTTTAAATATCCACCATTTTCATCACGGTTTGTTTTACCAAACATGATTGTACGAGATTTAATTCGTGAAAATGATTTTTCAAACTGCCAGTAAACTTCTTGCATCCAAGTTGTAGACTTATGTACTTTACCTGTGTTAGGATCTCTTGTTTCAATACCAGCAAAATAAACTGGTTCTACTTTACAATCAATCATTGCACCAGAAACTTTATGTTCCATACGTAATGTAGAAACTGAGTTTCTCATTAAGTAAGGTGAAGTAAATTGAATTCCAGCACCTTGAATAGAAAGTTCATCTTCAGAATATGCAGATTCAATACTAAATCTATTTCCACCTACAAGTTCATCTCCAGGAATACCAGCAAGTGATTCTTGACCACCCCATACTTCACAGTTATAAACATACAATGATCCTTCTTCAAAAGCATCTTCTAAAATTCTAATTTGATATACATCTGGTCTAGGACCTGCAATAACATGCATTTTAGTAAACCATTTTTCTCCAAATACCATTTGGAATTGTGTTCTAGCTTGACCAACACCAGTTGTACTTGAAGTAACTACTGCGCCTTGAAATCTTGCTTCAACAAGTGGTATATTTCTTTCATCACTACCTACTACTTTCCATACAAAATCATCCGCACTGTTTAAAACTTTTTCTGGGAACATAGATAATGTTGTATCTAAATTTTTCATTCCAGAGCTTTGTAACAACACAGTTGTTAATGGTGAAACTAATTGTGGTTGTAATCCAAAAATTGCACCGATGTGATTTTTTAGTGTTAAACCTGACCATGCTTTACCTTTGGTCATTACATACTTTCCTAAACTCATTTAATTTAATTTTTAATTGTTTTTATTTGTCATTCATTTATTTAAACCAACTCACTTCCAAATCCACCTGAGTAACTATTAGGATCTGTTAAATAACCTGGTTGTCCATTATCTTCAAACTTAGTTTTTCTTAATGCTTTTTCTAGATCTCTAGTAGCACTTGATTTAACTGTTGTTTTTATTTTACTTAAATCTGTAAAACCATTTGTTAATTCATATAAGTAATACATTTTTGTATCAAATCGAATTGGGTCTTTAGATCTTTCATTCATGAATTTGTTTTCTAATTCACCTGTTTCAGGATTCTTACTAACAACTTCAGTCATTGTCTTGAATACTTTATCACTAATTGCTTTAGTATTAGGTATTCCTTTAATTACTTCTTTAGATTCAAAAATAAATTGTTTAATTGAATTATCAATTTTTTCTTGTTCTCTAGCTTGATTAATTTTGTTTTGCTCTACTCGTTGTAATTCAAGAGCTATTTGTTTATTTTCAAATGCTTTTAAACTTTCTTTAGATTCTAAAGCATCTTCTAATAAAATGTCTTCACCTAAATCAATAGTCTTTCTTAACATTTTTTTAGCTCTATCTTCAGATAGTCCTTGATTTACATAATCTCTAAAAATAATATCTTTTGCAACTTCAAGATTATCTTTTAAATAATCTTCATCAATTTTATCTAAATCTAGAATTTGCTTTTTAGAAGTAGCAATTGTTTCTAAATCTAAATTATTTAAATGCTCTTCAATTTTTAGTTTAGCCTGAGTGTCAATTTCAACTTTTAAAGCATTTGTAAAATCATCTACTGTTTTAATATTTTCAGAAGACTCTAATGAAGGTAATAGACCTTGTTCAAATAGAACGTTAGAGATGGAAGAATATAAGTTGGGAGAAGATTCATCACCTGAATCATCACCTTCATTATTATCGTCTTCTTCACTATCTACGTCCTCTGGATCTTCACCCTCAATAGCTTTATTTTTTTCTGGATCTTCATCCAAATCATCATTGTTGTTTTCATCATTTTGATCTTCATCAGATTCAAAATATGTACTATCAAAATTTAAATCCATTGCTGAACTAAAGATTGATGTTAAATCTTCATTTTCTTCCATAATTTCTCCCGTGTTATATAAAGTTTGCAAATATAAACTATTTTATAAATAATTCCAAATAAATATTAAAAAATATTCAATTTTTTGTTATTTGCTAATAGCTAATTCGTACTTTTCTTTTTTATTCTATTTATACTTTGATCTATTTTTTTAGCCTCCATTTGATCTTTATGTTTAATCATGTCTTGATCTAAAGCTTTTATTTTTAGTAAATAATCATCTTTTCTTTTTTGACTATCTAATTGAAACTTTGCTTCATCTAAAGGATTAACAATACCATCATCTGAAACTTCTTCACCATTTAACTCATTTGATAACTCAGCAATATAGCGTTTAGTTTCATTATCTCTTTGATTTTTTATATCTTCAAGTTCTAATTTTCTATTTTCTAATTCCATTGTTTGAGCCATTGCAGCTTGAGCATCTTTAGATTGTTGTTGAGATGCTTCAGAATTTCTTTGATGTGTTTGTTCTTCAGCTTCTTCAAGTCTTCTTCTCATATCTGATAAAGATGGACTAAAATATATATCCATAATAGTTGACATACTTCCACCATTCTGTAAGAAAGCTTGAGCATTTTGTTTAATCATAGATTCTAACTCTTGTGTTTTAGAACTAGAAGTTAATACTAATCCATAATCATTTTCACAAAATTCATCAGCATCTAAATTTAAAATTTCAATAGATTGATCATCTAATATATATTGTACTTTTTTATTATTACCTTTTAGTGCAATCTTAGCAGTTTCTAGAAAACATTCTAATACTCTAATTTTACATTGTTCATGTAACATAAACCAATACTCTGTAATATGAGATGATTGATTAACAGATCTTTCTACACCACCAACAGTTTCTCTATTAGAAATTTGTCCTTGACGTTGTGCAGATACTCCTGCAATCTCACCCATTTCCATTTTAATAAACTCAAGTAACTGGATATGTTGTTGAATATATGAACCTGTTTCCATATCCATAACTCTACCACCTTGTCCAGAAAAACCACCAGCTAATTTACCAGTTGCTGCACCTTGATTACCTTCTTTAAATGAATCTATTACAGCAATCTTATTTACTACTGCAAAGTGTAACCATTTTTCTATTTCCCAATTTTCAGGAACTTTAGCTAAATCTAATTCAAATATTTTACCATAATTAGTAGATATAGCTTTATTAAGTCTATCCCAAATAACATCATACATATATTGATAGTTTTTACATCTATCAACTAATGATACTGCTTTAGATTGAGTAGTATTATATATTTGTCCAATAATACCTGGATGACATAATGATGGATTATTAATTTTATTATATTGTATTCTTCTAGGTTTAATATTTAAATAAACATCTTTACCTATCTTAACACCTTCCCACCATTCATTAACCCACATAGAAGTTAATTCTTCACCTAAATCTTTATTAGGAATATATTCTTCAGAAGCAATTTTATATTGTTCTTCTCCATATTCATCATAATATTTAACTTTGTATACTTGTTTCAATGATTTCCAAAATACTTTTAATACACGTATATTACCTGTATCATCTGTAAAGTTAGAGCCAAAGAAGTGACCATTAATTTCAGCTAAATTAAAGATTGTATCATACATTCCTTCAACCCCAGTGTTCAAAGCATCACGTAAAAGAACGTGATTATTTTGATCATCGGAGTAAGAGCCTTTAGATGATGTTTGAGTATATTCCATAATATAATCAATATCTTCAGGTTTTAATTCATCGTGATAAACATCAACAATTTTATTAGGACTCCAGTGATCTTGTATAATTATAATAGATGAATCTTCAATTCTATCTGAATTACCACTTCTAATACTATGTACTTTTAGTGGATTTAATTTAGTTAAATATGGTTCATCATGTACAATATCACACTGATAAATTTCTTCAGCTAAAATTAAAGCTTCTTTAAATCCATCGTTAAATAATCTATCAAATCTTTGTTCTTGGCTATAATGTTTAAGAATTTGATTAGCCATTTTTTCACGAATGTCTTGCCAACTATATTTCATATGTTTAGCAAGTTCATCCATTTTAACTTTTAATTCATCTTCTTTATAATTAGCCTCTAAAAATTCAGTAAGTTTTTGTTGAAGAAAAGCTTTTTTATCTTCTTCTTTTTTACTAATAGCATCAGCATTGGTAACAATTACAGACCAATCAAATCTACGTTTAATTTCTTCTCCTACCAACAAATCAATCTTTGGTACCATTATAGGGTGATGTGGAATATTGTTAGGTACAAATGAAGCATCTACTTGATGTGGATTTACTACGTTTGTTAAATCTCTAATATCTACAATACCATTATATAAATTTAAATTTATAACTTTGTTTTGAAGACTTTTCCTAACATGCTCATTATTATAGAATGAATGTTTATCTGCATGATCCACATTATCTTTTCGCCATTCTTTATTTTTTTGGCTGTATTTCAAACGCTGTCTAGGCATTATAATACTATTTATTCTTGGTGTTGGCATATATAATTTATATTAAATTTATTAATAACTTACTAATATACAAAATTAAT